ATTCGCTGGAGTGCTTCAAGCGAGACGGTGAGGGTTTGGCCCTGTCTGGTGTCAATGCGCATAATTTCTGGGGTTGTGGAAATGTGGAAATTGTGGAAAAACTCAGACGGTGCCGGCCTGCATGTGCGCAGCCTGGAGCACTGCCTCAGTGGTGAGCGTGTGAGGGCTGACGGCAGCACGGTCTAGGGCTGCTTTTACTTTCTGGTGCAATTCGGTCACCCGTGGCGCGTGATCAGGCCGCAGCCATCCGGGGCATGGCGTCCCGTGGTGCAGCTGGAACTTGTCCCACGCGGGCATCTGCTCGTGCCAGAGCTGGTACGGTCCGAACTTGCCGCACTTCTCGTTGAGGTTAAGCAGTCTTTCCCAGAACGCTTCAGCCTCAGCCTCCAGGACGGGAACTCGGGCAGCCCTGTAGAGATGGTCTTTTAGCTGGATCTTTTCCAGCCGTTGCCGGTCCCGATAGTCCTTGTGTGAGTGGTTCACTGGTCAGCCTCCGCGTAGGCCGACTCGATGCGGGTTCCGCAGTGATCACAGAAAAGCTCGGGATCCTCCCAGTTGACCTGGAGCGCCACAAGTTGCCATCCGTCGGTGCCGGTCGTGGTGCCGATAGCCTCGCGCTCAGATCTGGCGCAACGATGGCAAAGGGCGGCCCCGTCACTGGTGACGCCGAACAACGGGTAACCGCCGGGCCACGCGTACGGGCTGGAGCTGAGCTGGTCAGCGAGCCGGAGGCTCTTGCTTTGTGTTGTCATTGCTCACGTTAGAGCGGTTTAACTCTCACACACTAGCATCACGCGCAACGGTTGACGGCTGGCCGGTGATGTGGTTAATGTGTGAGAGTTGACCCCGTTCCTACTGGAGCAATGCAACTTGCCACCGCATCGCTTGACTGCGATCGTTTCGACTACGTCCATGGCTCTTGGCTCTTCTGGAGCGAGCACCACAGCGGCCAATCTTCCGAGGGCTACACCCGGCTAAGCTTTTACGTTGGCGCGTTGCGCTTTAGCCCTGGCCTCTCCGGTGGTGACTGGAGCGGGCTGAGCGATTCCGCTAAAGAGGTTTACCGGGCCTGGTGTGAGCGCGAGTCTGTGGACTGCGACTATGACTCGCTGCGCTACGTCCTAGATCAAACCGGCTGGGACGTTGAGGATGACGGCTGCATCGCTGCACTGCTGGAGCGTTACAGCCACAGCGATCCCGCAGAGTCTGGCTTGTGCAACTTCGACCGCAGCGACTGGGTCAACTGCGACATGCCCTACACCCGGGACCTGCTTCGCTTCTACGACCAAAACGAAAGCGACGTGCTGGCCTGGTGTGACCGCGCCTGCGAGGCTTTTGGTTTCACCCAGCGAGCGCAGCTGTGGGAGTCCGAGACAATCGAGGATCCAGACGACCTTAAGGCCTCGCTGGTTAATCACGCTATGACGTTCTGCGCTCGCGAAGCGCTTGCAGTGCTGGAGGCCTAAGCGATGCACTGGAATCTAGAACTGACTGATACGTTTGGCGGTGGGGCTAATTACAGCTGGTGCAACCGCGAGACAATCGAGCTGGCCGATACTGCCACTGATCGCCAGGTCATCACAGCCGCTAAGGCTGCCCTGGGTCTGACGGGCCGGCGATGCAGGCGCTTTGATCACGGCGAAGGTTTCGAGCTACGGCCTGTCGGATCCTGCACCGTGGCGTTTGTCTTGCCGTCTTACTGACTGGCGCAACTGCTCACCTAGTCGCCCGGCCTAGTTGCCGGGCTTCTTTGTGCCGGGACACATTACACTAAAGGCAAGCAGTAAGCATCACTAACCGTGGCGGAATCGGACGGCAAGGAAGTAAAGAAGCCGACGAGCGTCGCTAACGACGAGAGTAAGCGCTGGCGCGGTGGCAAGGGCGAACAGGCACGGATTGAGGAGCGGGTAAATGCTGCCTATGCGTACATCTTGGAGGGTGGGACTAGGCGGCAGGTGGCTGAGCGCGTTTCTTCTCGGTTCAACTGCTCAGTACGCACTGCCCACGACGATTACACAAAAGCGATGGTGCTATTGCGTGAGGAACAATCCGCCACTCGTGAAGATTTGTTGAACCAAATTCAGGCCCTCCGCTTAGCGACCGTCACTCGGGCCCTCCGGAAGGGCCAGCTGCAGACCGTGGCAATGCTGCTCAAGGACATGGGCGCGGTGATCAATGAGGCTGGCGTGGAGCAACAGGCCGCGGCCGCTCCGACCCTCAATATCACGGTGGACGATCGGCGCAACCGGGAGTAGTACACCCGAACCACTACCCCCAGGTAGCCGTTGCGGCTGGCACGTCTCCCCCTAGGTCGCCGTTGTCTGCGGTTTGTTCTGTGATACAATACGGGAGTTGATCGGGACAACTTCCCAATGCTCAAAACCTCCGCCTGCCTGTTCTTTGTTGGCGCTGCATCCACCGCAGCCCTGCCGATCGCTTGCGGTCTCGCCGCTGCTGGTGCTGTCTGCCTCTGGGCAGATCACGTCAGCTAGTGTGATACAATAAAGAGAACAACACACCTGGAGCGACTGCCCCACCATGCTTCCCGAACTTGCCCCCTCTCTCCAGATCCGCCAGCTCCACAGCGCTGACATGATCTTCTACACCGTCCAGAAAGACGGCCGCGACATCGCTGGCCTAGTCCGTTCTCCGAAGCAGTGGACCCTTTCTTTCGAGCAAGGCGACCCGCTCACCTTCTCCAAAGCTCGCCAGGTCGTTCGCTTTCTAAATCAGCTGGCCTGACCGCCGCGCCTTAAGCCTGCGGGATTAGTGCAAAGGTACTAGTCCCGTGGGGGTAAGGTTCGGATTAGTGCAGGTGTACTCACGACCCAGGGAACCTACTGACATATCCTCGTTTTTCTCTACTGTCACACAAGGGGGCAGGGGTTCGATTCCTGTAATACCCTAGAAAGTACCCCTAAAAATACAAATGACGACGGCGGCTGGAACCCTCAACCTCCGATATGCCCAAGGCGAAGTATTTAACAGTCGCAAACGCTTCCGGGTGTTAGTAGCGGGTAGACGTTTCGGCAAGAGCTACCTCTCGTGCATCGAATTATTGCGTGGAGCAATCGAAAGACCGGGGGAAACTTTCTTTTACGCGGCCCCTACATACCGGATGGCGAAGGACATCGCCTGGAAGGTAATGAAGAAACTGGTCCCGAAGGCCTGGATCAAATCAAAGAACGAGACGGACCTGAAGATCGAGCTAGTGAACGGCTCCACGATCGAGCTGAAGGGCACAGAGAACGCGATGGCCTTGCGTGGTAGAAGCCTCGCTGGCGTCGTCCTCGACGAAGCCGCCTTTATGTCGAGCGAAGTCTGGTTCGAGGTCATCCGCCCCGCCCTCGCCGACAAACAGGGCTGGGCACTCTTCATCTCCACCCCGGACGGCACGGCCAGCTGGTTCTACGAACTCTGGCAATACGCCGACAGCGGCGATTCTGACTGGAGCCGGTGGCAATTCACGACGATCGACGGCGACAACGTCCCACCCGAAGAAATCGAAGCCGCCCGCGCCCAACTCGACGCCCGCACCTTCCGCCAAGAATTCGAGGCCAGCTTCGAAAACCTCAGCGGCCTCGTTGCCATCAGCTTCTCGGACGAAAACATCGACAAAACCGTCCAAGACCTCGCCGTTTTACCCCTTTTGCTGGGCGTGGACTTCAACGTGGACCCCATGAGCGCCGTCTGCGCGGTGAAAAAGGGCGACGTGCTCTGGGTCTTCGACGAAATCATCATGACCGGCGGCGCCACCACCTGGGACCTCTGCGAAGAAATCCAATCCCGCTACGGCGTCGAGCGCCGCATCATCGCCTGCCCGGACCCCACAGGCGGCGCCCGCAAAACCAGCGGCGTTGGAGCAACCGACCACAACATCCTGCGCAAATCCGGCTTCACAGTCTCCAGCCCCCGCAACCCCTGGAAAATCCGCGACAAAATCACCTGCGTCAACACCGCCCTCCTCGACGCCTCCGGCACCCGCCGCCTTTTCATCCACCCCAAGTGCAAAGAACTAATCAAATCCCTTCGCACTTTGACCTACGCCCCCAACACCGGCCTCCCCAACAAAAACCTCGGAGTTGACCATGCTTTTGACGCTCTTGGCTACCTCTGCCTTCAAACTTTCAACCTTGCCAAGCCCGAGTCTCTCGGAAAAACAAACTATCGTGTGTGGTAAGCACCTTCTGCTGGCGCACCATGGCGAAAAAGAAGCCCACGAAAGCGCAAAAGAAGGTGGAAAAAGTCATGTCCGAGTACAAATCGGGCAGCCTCAAGTCCAGCTCGGGCAAGAAAGTAGCTAGCCGTAAACAGGCCATTGCTATTGCCATGTCCGAGGCGGGCATGAAGCGCAAAAAGCGGAGGAAATGATGGCCAAGCGCGGTCTTTACAGCAACATCCACGCCAAACGGAAGCGCATCGCCGCCGGAAGCGGCGAAAAGATGCGCAAACCCGGCGCTAAGGGTGCCCCCACCGCTGCTGCCTTCAAAAAGGCCGCTAAAACCGCCAAAAAACGGAGGAAGTAACCATGGCCAACGTCGGAACCGTTGTTGTTGACCGCTTTACCAACACGGTCGAGCACACCGGCAACTCCATGAGCGCTGTTGACGACTGGTTCGAGATCCCAGCCCACTGCAGCCAGTACAGCTTTGCTGCAAACGTCACCAGTTCTGCCAACTTCACCCTTGCCCTAGAGGCAAATTTCAACGGCAACGGCAACTGGTTCACGATCGACACCAGCAAAACCATCAATGCTGCTGGTCAGTACGTCTATTTCTACGATGGCAAAGCCGCCACAAGGATCCGAATGCGCATCGCCGCCATATCTTCTGGAACGGCGGCGTTAATTCCTCACATTGTCACCGGTTATCACGGCTAATGATCGAAACCCTTAGTGGCGGATGCGTCCACATCGAAATTGATGCCGAAGAGGGCACAACATCCGCCACATTTGTCTTCGCCACCCCCTCCGAACCAGCAATTCTGGGCTGCTTCGTCTCTAAACTGGCGCAAGGAATCGAAGTCCTAATCCCCATCGAAGAGGTAGAGGTAGACGAGGATGACGATTAACTACCGCGGCGAACAATTCTCTGGGTATAACAAACCCAAGCGCACCCCCAATCACCCCAACAAATCCCACGCCGTCCTCGCAAAAGAGGGCGACAAAGTAAAACTCATTCGTTTCGGTCAACAAGGCGTCTCTGGTTCACCCAAACGAGCAGGTGAATCAGCAGCATCAAAAGCTCGCCGCGAGTCCTTCAAAGCCCGCCACGCCTCAAACATCTCTAAAGGCAAGATGTCAGCGGCGTACTGGGCGAACAAAACTAAATGGTGATCACTCTGCCAAAATAAGTACAAAGTAGGAGCCAAGCCGTGGTCTACAGCGCCAATATCCCGCCAACTGGAGCTGTAGTCAGCGAATCCCCGTTCGTTCGCAGCCTCGATGTCATCGCAATGATGACCGACTGGAGCGTGATGTCCGCCGTCACCAACGGCACCGAATATCTCCGCG